AATTAACAACTGACTCGCGTGAATTCGGGCAGACGCGATGGAAATTTTATTAACATCGTAAATAGGGTTTTTAAGTTCAATCACGTAATCAGCTGGGTTTGGGTATATAGTAGGATCTCTTTCGCTACTATCTATGTCTAACGTGTATACGCTCATTAAAATACATGGATAATATTTTAATGGGTGTTGTTACTCGACTGTTTTTATTTACATCATCTGCTGAGCTATAGGGTTCTTTTGGAGCTGCTGTTTGGCAAAACCTAAACTAGCATCACTCGCGTTAGGATTTACAAGTCCCTTGTATGCATTGAATTTGTAATGCATGTCATTTTTATATTGTTGCGTCCACCCCCCGGACATAGGTCCAGTACGCCCATCTACGCGTGTAGTATCGGCGCGCATCACAGTGGGCATACCACCCTGATTGAGAGCACCGGCACGAACATTCATACGCCCAGCATTACCAGTTCTATTCGCCTTACCACGACGATCGTCAGGGCGGAAGCCGTATTTAGATAACTCTTCCGCCGTGTGTACCGTACCGAATGTACGCGATTCGCCTATTTGCACACCCGGCGACGCGAGGTATCCGTGTGCGAACGTCGACACACCAGGTTGCACTTGGTTGTTGAACCCGTATTGTTCGATATTACCATCTTTCTTGTTTCGCGTGGGATCTTGTGCCATTTTCATACCAGAAACCACTCGCTTACCACCTGGAAATTCAAGACCATCGTTACGAGATCCAGTCTGGGATCGGTTCGTTAATCGTTTTCCGTTCACGTGCTCACCGCGCACGGCATGTCCGTCAAAACCCTGCGCTCGACCACCGGCGACTGGGCGACGCTCGGGAAGAAATGCAGTTTTTTCGGGACGGTTGTTTGCAATGTCGCCCATTTTACCACGGCGTCCACCAAATACATCGTGCGCCGGACCACTTCTACCAGGTAGAGTTGTAAGGCGGTGTGCCCCCACATTTTCAGGGTTCACACGTACAATTTGTTGGAATCCACCCGCGGCGGGAACTTCCGGACCAATCGCGATACCAGGGCCAACGAGTTGTTTTTCAATGGGAGAGAGGTTGTTCATGCGACCGCCATCGAACATACGGTCACGCATTTCCAAAACCCCAGCTCCACTAGTTCGTGTAGTTGGTACGATATCCGCGAAATTATTTGTTTCCATTTTAGATGCCGGAAGGTTATCAAGACCAATCGGTCTTGGAGCGGCTATATTCGGTACTTCCTCCTGAACCAAATAGGGATCATTCGTATTTTCCGACACAACCTGGTATTTTTCTGGTTTTGGGTCACTTAATTTTTTTCCTACATATGCTAATCCGGCAATAGCTAGTATTGAAATAGGGTCTGCCATTCTTATTTCTTGTAAATATTTTTATTTAGTGTGATATCTCGTCAGAAACATCGCATTTTGTGTATCCGCCCGTGTGCTTTCGGGTTCGTATGACATGGACGGGAGAGGGAGTTTACATTTCATGTCTTGTAGAGGGAACAAACCCCGTTCATGTGTTTTTGTGACAATCTTATTAAACCGGCTAGTGGATTGAGGGCGTAACTGATCACTTGTCTCAATGTATTGAGCGGGAGCGCCTTTACCCGCCATGTAAGGAGATGTTCCGTAAAGCATCGTGTTGGGTCGTCCAGACCCGTAATTCAGTGTGCTGGGCTGGGGGTAAACAAAAACCTCGTCAGTCGCGCATGTTGAAGGTCTCGCGGGGTTTTCAACTAAATTCATTCCTGGCTGGAGCTGGTACGCCATTTATTATTACATGAGAATATTATCTAGACTATGCCGGCGATAGACCAGATCCTCGCGTCATACCACTCCTCTTATCGTTACTAGAATCCAGTCCACCGAAAGCTTCTAATTGGACACCGCGTGCGTTAGGGTCACACATACTACCATCGTTTCTACATATCGGGGCATCCTTTCCACCGTACAACCATTCCGCAAATGCGGTCTGGTCACCGGGAATATTTGTTACGGGACTCGATACAAATTGCCTCGAATAAGCGTTACGCTGCTGTTCGGGCATGGGGGATCTAGATTTTTGGGCACCGTACGGAATACGCCCAGATAGCATTTTATTGACATCATCCCTGACGGTGTCATAATTACACGCTGATGGTCGGTCGGGGCGGCCATCAAAATCTGACATAAGTACGTTCGCCATCGGGTTATCGTGTGTGGGCATTTGACACGCGGTTTCATACCCCTCGCTTACCGATGTAGGGCGTGCCTCGCCGCCTTTTATCATGTTAGACATTTCCATAACATAAAGAACACCTAAACACGTTGAGCCCAAAATAAATACACGGGTATCGCGTCTGATGAGATACAATACACACGTTGCATAAATAATAAATCGAGCCGTAGCATTTACTCGTTCCGCTGATGTATGTCGTTTAGTTGGCCAAAATTCAGCCACTTTATCTGCTCTCACAACTTCTTTAATATCGGCAAATAGAGACGCCATTTATATTATATAGTTTTATTTTTTCATCATACCACCGAGAAGTCCTTGCATGGATTGCATGAGTTTGGCTTCGTCGAATTCCATTTCTCCGTCTTCACCCTGCATCTTATCCGCACACTGCTTGGCAACGTTCTCGATCATACTGAGGGTTTCGGGTGGGATAGACGTAATTGTAGTACCGAGCATGTAGAGTGTCTGGAGATATTGCCAGATAGCAGCGCGGGTTCCTTCTGAAGCCTTCGGCCAACACGTCTGGAGGTTGATATCTTTCAAAAAGTCGATCGTACTGGCATGTTCAAGAAAAAATGATTCATCGCGGGAGTTGATTTTTTCGACATGGGGTCCTACGTTAGACATAAAACCATCGACAATAAGTTTACCGTTAGCGCTCCGCATGAGTTCGAATGCGGCCATGTATTTTTTTAATCCTTTTTCTTCTGGAAAAGTCGAGTGCAGTTCCATAAGAAATTGTCCCATCATGTCATTGAAGGCGGTGACGGAGGTCATATTATATACAATATATGAGAGAAATCTTTAAGTGAGTCAAAACGGGTCAGATGATATAGCTTCACGCTTACCGAGTCCGTTAGATATGATAAAATACACTAAAATACCTACTAAAGCTGCAGGTTTTGCGTAAGCGCTTGTCGAGAGCGTTCCTTCATCATTCAGTCTACTTTTCCCATGTATGTATAAAGCGGTTATTCCAGCGGCGATTAACGCGGCGGAGGCAGGTTCTCTAAGGTACTCGTCCATATTTAATAGGCAAGTTTTTTAGTTCGGGTTTCCGCTGCATCCGCAAATAAATCTTCCTGTTCATCTTCCTGTTGAGGTGGGCGTCTGGTACTAATCGTTTTAAATTCATTTTGAAAGGCGGATGAAGGTTCTTCTGGCATTTCAGCCTGAGGAACTTCTTCACGTGCGTCATTCATAAGTGTATCAAGTTCTGGATTTCCTTCTTCACCCGTGGGATCACCTTCCATCTGGGGTATAGACTCTTCCATCGGTGGTTGAAGGTCGTTTTCACCGTTTTCACCGTTTTCACCGTTTTCATCGTATTCGTCAATTTCGTCAGCTTGAAGATCGGCATCCTGACCCTCTACGTATTCATCGTCACCGGCTGACATATATGTTTGTAGAATCTGTTGAACGGGTATAAGTTCTTTAACGGTGTTTTCGACACAGGTGACAAACCTCTCGTATAATTTATCGTTTCGCGAGTGTTCGGATTGATTTTCGCTAAAAATATAAGGATCTTTGTACAAATCCTTTGCAGCGTTCTTGTAACAGGTGTGAATGAATACTTCATTCGTTGGCAATTTAACTGACATTTTCTTGGAATTCGCACTCAAACGAACGGCGGATAGAATCTTTACAGAACTTACAAACACTGCCGCTACCAAGTCCTTAAACCACGCGCATCGGTCAGCGATGTTGTCCGTGTGCTGCTTTGCCATCGTTTCACTCCATTCGGGTACATCTTTTAAAAGTTTCTGAAACATGGAGAGAACTTTGCGACCTTTTGATAATGTATTCGCTTCGTGGTACATCGCTTCAAATGTATCTATCATCACTGGGCATACGAGAATGCACAGTTGTTCGAGGTATTCACGCTTGGCTTCAACTAAAATGTTCAGGTTGTCCATTTATGATTATACGGACTTTTTTTATCACGTGTTTCGCGCATCTCGCCTGTAACGATTTGCAGCCTTTTTCAAATTAATCAGCGTGGGAAAGTCTCCTAGTGAATCGTCTACAGAGTCGGATGCCCTGACATTCTTCTTAACTTTCCATGTAATTCTGAATTCATAGTTACCGATGATTGCAACATCAAATCCCGCGAGTTCCAATTGCCTTTTAATGTATGATGTCGCTTTTAGTCTATCATATGTTGGATACCCTATAACAAATGAAGGTACTTCTACAAGTACATATTTGCGACTAGTTTCGACTGCACGTCTTATTTTACTGGTGACTTGTCTATATAACTCGACGTACGTTTCCTTTTTCATGCGATTTCGATTATTGACAATTTGTGAAATCTCTTCCACGTTTATCATTAATAGTACTTGGACTAAATTTTTATTAAATCTAACTCACTCTTCCTGACATCGTCGTAATTGACATATTCAGACCCTTTCATAGTACTCTCGAATGGTGTTTTATCTGAAGGTGGTTTTATGTTCATCGGTTGAGACTGAATTCCAAGAACGCGAACATTCCCAGACACTAGTATAACATTGGAAGTGACAGAAAACCCAAACGAAAATCCACCACTCTTTACACACATGAACATGCACTGATATAACGTGTGGTTTTTGGTTTTATGTTTAAACTGCTTGATGGCACTTGTTTCGATTATATAATTGTTGATACCCGATTTCTCGCGTATATACTTATTTGTCACGAGAACCAGTTTTTCAACTATAGCATTATTCAACTGTAACTTACCCACCTCCTTATATTCACTCATATTGGGTGCGGGGTCGTTAAAAACCACACCGTGAATAGGGTGATTTGCATCGCGATACCCGAACCTTTCCGTCCTGGATTCGCATAACAAATACACCACTATCAGTATAAGTATGATATTATACATTAATATAGATTACAAAAAAAACGTGCGTTATTGTTCATATTTTTTTGGGGTTTTACAATAGATGTCTCTTTTGGTATATAGCCCAAAGTGTAAACACAGCGTAGAAGTAATAAATTTTATAAAGAAACATCAGGAGTTGCAACAAATTGTACAATATCATAATGTCACTGTAGCTGGGATACCACCAGAATTCAGGACAAAGATTACACGTGTACCGACAATGCTTACAAAAAATGGTAAAATTTTAGTTGGGCGTGAAATACACAACTGGTTGGAATCACTCTTACCTACTCAGGAGCTCGAAACGTGTGGATTCGGTGGTATAGGTTCATCAACACTTGAGGGTGAATCCACGCAGGATATGTTTGGTCTCGACGATTATGGTATATCGCTACAACCGGCTATGACACCGGAATTGGAAGCAAAAATAAGTCGTAAGGTTGAAGATGGTGCGATATATAGTGATATAAAGGAATAATACGCGAATAATCGAGTATGAAGCTTGTCACTGTACAAGCCGCGGCTATTAAGTCTACATTTGAAGTCCTTAAGGATATATTGAACGATGTAAATATCTACTTCAAACCTGACGGTGTGTATATTGTAACACTGGATACAGCCAGGACATCCTTGATTGATATGTACCTTCCAGCTGAAAATTTCGAAGAGTACGCGTGTACAGAGGATGTAGATTGTGGTGTTAACATGACTAACATGTATAAACTCCTCAAAACAATCACAGTAAACGATGTTCTCGTTATATCTATAACTTCTAAAGAATACATGAACATCGAAATTCATAGTGAACAAAAGAAGACGTCTACGAAGTTTGCACTAAAACTTCTCGATATTAACGAAAATCAAATCGAAGTCCCCGAAATGCAAATGACTATAAATACACCTATGGCATCAGTTGATTTTCAAAGAATTTGCAGAGATATGTCGAATATTGGTGACGAGATTGAAATCTCGAGAGGTGGTAAGGTATTACGTTTACTGTGCAGGGGTGATTTCGCTGACCAGGAAACGGAAATTCAATGTGTGGACGACTGTCCCCCAATGTCCGGTACATATTCTCTTCGTTATATGAATATTTTCACAAAGGCGACGAGTATGTGTTCAACCGTGCAAATTATGCAAGAAGAACAGAATCGATTTTTGATCTTGAAGTATAACGTGGCAAATTTAGGTGATCTTAACTTTTACCTAGCGACTAAGGTAGTCGAAGATCAGTAATGTATCCAACCGATGTATCGACTGTTTTTAGAGCTCCAATACAATTTTTTATTTTAATTTTAGGGTATACATGTGTCAACACTTTCATGTCATAATAAAGCATATCACTTATTTTAACTTTTTCACCGTAAAAATCTGAATGGGGTCCCGCATACCTCCTGATTTTTTCGAGTACATCTTTCACTGGCTTGTCGCCGTAATCTAATAATTGTGCATTCACGAGTGGGATATGGAATGACATCATATTAAGTTTTTTAGGTGGCCATACATAGTCCGTATTATAGGTAATATATTTATAGATTTTATTATTGTACCAGTATTTAACGCGTATGATTAATTCTTTCACCGCGTCAGGTGGCTTTGGGATAGCCGCATTCATATCCAGTGGTGCTAAATAGTATTCAGTGGATGGATCGATACCATCGCGTTCATTTTCCCAAAACGGTGTATCGGGTTTATATTCCATATCGTGATCTACGCGATACTCGATATACCTACTAACGATCGTAAAATCATTCTTATGGAAAAAAAACTTGATGATGTTACTAAACATATAGATTGTGTTAATTAAAAACGAACGAAGTATTTTTACCATTGGTATACATGGAAGGTAATTTTTTAAGTAGGTATAACAAGCGAATAGATGAATGGATGCAGAAAATAAATAATAATCCACCAGATAAAAGTATATACGAAGGTGAAATGTCAGATTACATTGCCAGATGTATGCCGTATATTCAACAGTATATTGAAAATGATAAACCGGTCGAGATAAATACAAACAACGTTTTCAAATGTAAAGAGACGACTGGATTACAGAAAAAAGATATTTACACAGATTATCTAATCGACGTGGAAAAGAAAACATTAGACAGGTATATTGAACGTAAATTTAGGGATGAGTGTCCTACATGTCCGGATAGTAATGTTTTTCATTTCCATGATACCAGTGAATTGGTATGTGATTCGTGTGGGTGTATACTAGAAATTCTTATAAGTGAAGAACTTACATATAAAGAAGAACAAGAAACTTCGGAGAAGGTCATTAATTATTCATACAAACGTGATAATCATTTCAATGAATGGCTCTCGCAATTCCAGGCACAGGAAATGACGACGATACCTAAAGAAGTAATAGAACAGTTACGCAACGAATTCAAGAAGATGAAGATTAAGGCTCTGACAGAAATTACACATGTAAAAGTTAGGGGGTTATTGAAAAAGTTGAAACTCAATAAATATTACGAACATGTACCCTATATAACGAACATCCTGAGTGGTTCAAACCCACCAAAAATGCCTATTCAACTTGAAGAACAACTACGGATGATGTTTAAAGATATTCAAAAACCTTTCGACGACAACTGTCCAGTTGAACGTAAAAACTTTTTAAGTTATTCATATGTTTTATATAAATTTTGTGAACTGTTAAGTGAAGATTCCTATTTAAAACATTTCCCGTTATTGAAATCGAAAGAAAAACTTCATCAACAAGATGTTATATGGAAGAAAATATGCGGAGATTTACATTGGGAATTTATACCAACGATTTAATCTACAATCACACGAATAACTTCAGATTCCGACCCTTGAGACGGTGGAAAGTTCACCAAATACGCCTCGTCAAGATTCAGAAGTTTAAGATAATTCCGAGCTTGCGAAACCATGACATCGTTTATATTTTTTACAGTTTTAAGTTCAACTACCGTCGTTTTATTTATGATAATATCCGCTCTAAGATTACCTATAGTATGCCCTTTAAAAACGATAGGAATGATACGCTCAGTCTCATATGATATACCACGTTCTCGTAAAATAACTTCCATCGCATTGTGATACACACGCTCACTGAAACCAGGGCCCAATATGTCGTATATTTCTTTTACGTACTCCTGTATCATATGTACATCTAATGAGGATAGTCTTTATACACTTAAAGATTTATATCGTATATTGAACGTGGGGAAACCCACTGTTATATTCAATGACTGGTCAACAGTCAGGCCGCACCGTTCTTGTAGCTCAGTTGGTTAGAGCGTGGTGCTTATAACGCCAAGGTCATGGGTTCGAGCCCCGTTTAGAACATCTTTTAGATATATTTAGTATGTATATGTAAAAGATGCGAAAATTACAGTTCTAAAAAAAATAACATATAAACAAATGGAAAATAGTCTATACACTATGAACTTATCAGAAGACAGTGATGGAATGGTGCCGATAGATTCAAAAGCACGTTCTAATGCATTCGTGCCAGAAAACCCTGAAAAAAATGTGAGTGAATATAAAGATAACATGGATTCCACTCCGATTTCCGATGTCATGATGAACGCCCAAGAGCAATCCTTCGAACCCCCCTTGATGGGCGCTGACCCTCGCGCCGTCCAAATGGCACATCAGCAGGTCATGATGCCTTCACAAAATGGTCAAGTGGTCAATTCCAATGACGGTGGTAAAGCCGACAAGAAAAAGAAGAACCCGTTCGATCTCACAGACGAGCAACTCGAGGCACTCATCGTTGTATTAGCGACAGGTGTCGCCATCAGCAAGCCTATCCAAGAGAAGCTCGCCGGTTCCGTGCCTAAATTCCTAAACGCACAGGGAAATAGAAGTATTGTCGGTTTGGCCTCTACAGGTGCTGTAGCTGCTATCGTGTTCTACGTTGCCCGTAAGTATTTTTAATACATATCGAGTACGCGACCACCCGTCAATAGGTATGCAGATCCTAACCCTAAAATTAACGCGACCATTGTCATGACCATGGGCAACCATGCTGTTTTCATGTCTTCGCCATATTTCTCATATCCCTGCTTCAACTTTGACCATTTAATGGCTTCAGTTAATGTAAGAAGAAATCCAGTAGCTACCACCAAAGTTATAACCACACTCATCGTATTTAAACTGACAATCAAGCTCGTATTTCCCAGATACCATATAAGCGCCGGTATCGCGACAGTTAAATTTAACATGTTTACGTAATACGGCATTTTAATACGCGTGGTGAAAGCACTCGCCATGATCGCGAGCCACATGAGTAAGGATATGAGTACCCTGGACGCAGTCGGTTGTCTGAGATTAAATTCAGTCATATATATTTATGTAACATTATTTATCGACGATCTTTTTACCACAAAAGGGTGTGACTTCGTCTATGTTTTCGTAGATACCTAAACGTATCGCCTGATTTTTCAGTTCGGTATAATTGTCCCAAAAATCTGTACTATGCGAATACTCTGTCACAGTACAATGCGCGAGTTCGTGTAAAAGTACGTGGAATACCTGATTAGCAGTACCATCTATACATATACCGATTTCACCACCTTTATTTGAATTATATCCAACCCCCGACAATAACGATCCTCTGTGCGCGACTAATGGTATTTCCTTGTGTAACATACTATATTTCTCTTCGCCGTTCATTTTCATGTGTTCCCTGAATATTTTGTATTTTTCTTTCACTTCCATGAGTACAGGGTCATCCCGTTTGTTTATTAGTATATACACACTAAGTAGTAATAATACGACCAGTGCTATCATATCTATATGTAAATATAAATTTACTGTATAGTTCGGATATTGGATTACCCCTGAGGTTTTTCCATGTATTCATATGAAACCCGTTATTCTCCATGTGTGTAATAAATATATCCTTATGTGCGATAGGTTCGGCTTTTGGTCCATCTGCGTAGTATGGTGTGTCTGTCAAGTGTACGAATAATTTTTCACCAAAATCACCGTTACTGGTACCCTTCATTTTAAAAAAATTCCCACACGAATCGTGTAGAGGTGTTTTGAATATAATTTGTTCCGAGTCTGGAATTATACCTATAAACACACCACCAGGTTTCATACGTTTCTTTATTTCTCGCATGGTGGATATAAAAAGATCCCGTGTTTGGAAAATATAGTGAAGTGCAAAGTTGTAGCATATGACATCGTATTTTCTATTTGGACATGCATGAATATCCCCGTGGTAGAAATTCACGCGCATTTTCATATTTTTCGCTCGCACCTGAGCTTCAGCTAACGCATCTATACTTGGCTCGCACATGTTGATATTGACATCCATCTTCCTCCATTTCTGAAGATCACCGCCGAACCCACATCCTACATCGAGAATACTGTCACCTTTCCTACAGACACTCTCTATAAGTGCTCTCTTCTCATCATTATGTAAACGACGTAATTCTTCCATAATTACACTGGTATACAAACTTTAAATATCACAACAACTTAAGTCGTATACTTAAAGTTTTGAATAGTATATAATATACAATGTCTTTGGAACAGGATTATACTACCGTGCCCGGACAGCTGTTCGCTTGTATGTCGGTTGTTGGACCGGAAGCTCCCCAAAAGAATGATAAGTTTGGCGTTAAAATCAGGGGTGCGTTTAATACGCGCGATGAAGCTGCCAACCACGCTAAGCGTCTTCAAAAGGAAGATTCGACGTTTGACATTTATGTCGTGGACATGTATAAGTGGCTTCTTATCCCCCCCGATCCTTCAAAGATCGAAGATGCGCATTACACGAATTCCAAATTGGAAGAACTCATGACTGGATACAAGGAGAACCAAGCCATGGCTGCTCAGATGTTCAACGAACGTAAAAGTGATATGATGGCGGTTAAGAATGCTAAGGGTGAGGACAACTTTCATAAACCGGGTGATGTGAATTCTCAGTATTACAACAAGACTGATGAAGCACCTCTCAGCCACCCAGGTGAAATTATTGAGCGTCTAAAGCGTGAAAAACCCGATGCATCTATGGAGGACTTGGTAAAGGAAGCTGATATGATTGTTACAGTTGAAGTTGAAGAGAGACGTAAAGCACGGGAACTTGCCATGAAAGCAATGTCTCCGTCTACTATCACCGAGGAGGAAGAGGAAGAAGAAACAAAAAATGTTTAACTATAACGACGTGGTACAAATAAAAAATAAAAAATATTTCAAAGTAAAATAAAAAAATAAAAAAATAAATAATCATAGTAGTATATTTTTAAAAATAAATAAATTCACAATTCATATTATTAAAATATCCCCTTTTAATAATACGATGAATGTCGGATATATATCCGTGTATAAAAAAGCGTCTCATAATTTACCCATTACAAATATAAGTGATACATACGACGAAGAGAAAGTTGCGTCTGAAATAATTAATGAAGGGGTTATCCGCCCAGTAATTACCAGTAGAGTACTCGTTGATCCTACAAAACCTGTAAATGATTATGCACCGTTTTCACCCATGGCGAAGGATAACTGGTTGCATAGTTTTGCCCATAAAGAAGCCTAGTATAAACGCAGCAAAAATAACGATATAAGCTGATTTATCGAGAGAAGCTAAAAAATCGGATGGTTTATTCATACCTGGTACCTGATGTGGTTGTGGCATGTACTGCATTTGAGGTTGTTGATAATAATATTGTTCGTCGGTTTGTTGTTGTTGTGGTATATGATTAATTAAAGGTTCGCTGTCGTCAGGTTCTTTATTCATAACTTGTGGATTATATTCTATAGGGTTTCCTATTTCAGTTTCCATCTATGTAATATTAAAAGTATCTTTTTAAGCTTCACAATCCTCATCGGTAGTATCATCGTCATCGTCGACGACGATGAATCCTTTCAAATTTCCTTCATCATCTTCATCACTCTCGTCACACAAATCTTCATCTGTCTCAGATTCACACAAATCTTCATCTGATACATCAGAATCAGTGTCATGTTCATCCTCATCAAAATCGTCCATACATACATGTTCAGTCGGTTTCATGCGTTCGGGTGCTTTTGTAATCCTAGACGAACGTCGAACGACAGGTTGACTGGTCATTATAATTTAAACGTGCTCTTTTCTTTTAAATGTATTTAGGTGTAAAATCGATCTTTTGATTGAGTGCCTCTTTCATAAGGACTTGTTCAAACTCGAACCCTAAACGGTATGCTATACCCGCAAGTTCATTCATCACGTCGGCGTCCATGGGTGACATATAAAGCGGTATATCATTAAGAGTCTTTAGAGCCTTTTCGAGATATATTTGTGAAAATTTAACTTGTCCCCTGTATTCTTTCGCTATTTGGATTAATGCTAAAAAAGTTCGATACGTTTGTTCATCTACACCCGAATACATGTGTGTTTCCTTAATAACACCATCTATAGCATCCAAAGACGTATCATACTTGGTTATTTTTGATATTATATACGCAAACGCGCCTATTAATAAGAAGACGAGCATCTATAATAGTCCAATTATTTTATCTGACAATTTATGCTCGCGTGACGTACACGCACAGGACTGTATAATTTTCCCCCTTGAAATTTTGAATTGTATGTTGGATTTACTGCATGTAGTACATGCTAAATCGGTATTGACCCATTGAATATTTTTACTCTTTTTTGTAACACTCTTCACACATATGTTACCATCGCGTATCATGTGTTTGTTTATGTAAATTTGTAAATTTGCATTACACTCGTCGGGTGTCTCCTTCTTCTCTGGCGGACACGGCATGCATGTATTTTGGGGAGTTGAAAAGATAGGTGGTGTGTACCCGGACGGGTATATATTTTCAAATATCTTATCCGATAACGTGTGCTTTCTACCATAAAAATCTTTACACAACCCATATCGCCTCCCTTTCATCGTTTCACACGTACAGAAACATCTTTGTGAAATTACACGCCCTTCTATACGAAACCATACGTGATTTGAACCGTGATCCCGTTGAAGATTTTCACAATATTTAGATGTTGTTGATACGAGATATGAATTCTTATCGCTAAATATTTTTGTAACTATCGCAGACCCCTGACCATCCATATTTTTTTGAATAAAAAGTTCAATGTCTCGAGTTGTCGCTTCATTCTGGAAAACGTTTTTAGTTTCTTTTAGTGTAAACGAACCTTCATCACGTGTAGAACCTTCAACGACCGCGACGTCAGTTCGCTCAGTTCGGAGGGTTGCCATGTGCATAATTTCTACACTCGGTTCTCTATCAAAAATACGAGAGAGTTTCCCATTTTTGTGTGTATAGTTGAGTACCGGTCTATATTCTCCTTGATATTCACCCTTTACATATTTATGTGCCCATGGCATTCTAAATCCACTCCCCTTTACGTTTCGTTTTCCACCGCCGTATACCGCAGTGTCGACAATATCATTCCATGGTTTTCCGGGAAAAAGTAGTGAAAGTGATGAGACGACGTGTGAATGTAACGCCATCGCGGAACCGTGATCAACAACAAAACCCGGCCAATTCATGTGAATTCCATATTTGATCGTGTTACCGTGTGGTTTTGGTTCTGCAGCAGAAATGAGAACATCTTCCCCCCCAAAATGGGTCACGCGGTCACATATCGTTTGTACGTATTCTTCTAACCGTTCGAACGGTATATCTTCGTCATCTTTATAATCTAAATCGACGAAAAAGTTATACGTATCTGTTTTCTGTTCAACGACACATACCTTTTCCCCCGACTTTACAGCCTTAATGTATGCATCGTAAAATTCGTTCAATCTATCAAATGGCACTGAGAGTTTACCTCCGTCCATGAGCACATGTGATAGATTGGAGCCATTTGAAAAACCTTGTTTTCGACACCATGTTCTAAACATACTTATATGTATGTTGTCTTA